ACATTCGTATCGGCTGGATCGATCGTACCGGTTGATAGTGCTGTAGCATATGGAAGACCGAGACTTGCTCCTACCGTATTAGTTATCCAATCTTCCACAGCATTAAACTCTGTTTCAAGTAACGCTTTTAGAATCGCATCAGTGAAAGCTCTCTTTTGCGCGTCTGTAAGCGTTGCGAGATATTCTATGAGATTTGTATGGACATTATCACCGAGTACACCAGTTCCCACGAATCAAGCCCCCTTCAATTTTCTGATTCCGCCAAGTATTCCGCCATGCGGTGCAAGAGTCATCGGACATATTGATATATTGCTCGGACACCATGACCCCGCATCGCCGGTGTTAAGCGTTATTCCTGTAGAATCGAGTATGATCTTTGCAACGTTCGCCATGATAAATTGTTTCAACGTCTCATCGAAAATCAAGCTCGCATCTCCTTGTTCGAATATCACATCCTTACTCGTATCGGTATATGACTTCGTGACCTGATCTTTCATCTCATTCGCAATTCCAAGATACACCGGATGATCTTTTTCTCCACCCATGAAATAGACTTCTACCCAGTCGTTAACTTTTGGTACAATCATTCCTCTCTTGTCACGAGGAAAACACCAAGGAGCTTGAGAAGAAGAGAACCATCCGAGATATGGAATTATTGCTCGGACACATCCTTTATTATTCGGATCATTCGTATCTACAATTTGACCGACATAATGACGGAGAAATCTTGTTTCCTGAATCACAATTTCTTGAATTAGCCCTCGCATTGTTCTGGTATTATCCATTAGAATAATTCTCCTGTAGGGCTAATTGAAAATGCATCAACAATTTCAACATCCGTAAAATATCCGCTCATGCTAATCGAATGTGTTACTTTTCGAATGAACCATTTATTTTTCTGAGAACTTGTAATATTTCCCGTATAAGCATGGCCCGGCAATATTACTTTTCCGATTTGATCCGGGAAATTATCTCCGAATAAAGCCTCGTTAGGAGGAGTAATCAAAGGATTACCGAGTACATGACAGTTAATAGAATATCCATAACCTTGTGGAGCTGTACAACTTTCAATCGGAGTGAAAAATCCATCATGTACAAGTACAGCAAAATCATTAACGCCGAGATATTGGCTGACAAATTCCATTTGTCCCTGAACGCCATTCTTTGCATCTGCCGAGGCAAGATGTTCTTGAATTTTATCAGTATTCAATCGATAAGTAACAACTTTCTGCTGTTCAGCGATATATTTTCTTGCCACGATCTGACCATCAACAATCGAAAGAATCGTATTATCTCCTGTACCATTTTCTCCTTCTTTATTTTCCCATGAGTAGGAAATCACATTTGCTACTTTCCCTCGATAATCAAAATAGTTACTTGATCCAGTAGCCTCAAGAATTTGATTTTGAAAAGGAGATGTCCCGAGATACCGAGGTGATAGAAACATTCCCGCAATATCCCCGCTTTGTGTATATGCAATTCTGAAAATTGCTTGCCATTCATATGCTTTTGTTGATAAAAACTTAAAATCTGTTTCTTCTTGAATGATCGGATTATAATTTGTGACTTGCGCTACTCCTCGATCGAATCGAATATCTCTAAGAGCTGGAGATATTTTCATTCTATCGAAAACTTGTGCAATAATATCTGCTTTTGTTCCTGAGTTGTAAATTATTTCTTCTTTATTCCCTCTAAATCCGAATTCTCCAAAGTTCATATTATATGTAATAACACCTTGAGGAGAAGCCGATCCAGATGGATTGACTACATATGCCAGAATACCACGCCGTTCAATCTGTCCTATCATTTCATTAGCATTCATCATATTTCCGAGTTGAGATTGTAGGGCTGTATCGGACTTTTTATAACCGAATGATATCAATAATCGGGCACCGACTCGGAACATACGAGCAAGCGTAAGATCAGGATCATATAGAACAAGCGAACCCATGCCGAGTTTTTGCATTTCTTCGATGTATGAGAAGCTGATCACCTGGCGAGAAATATTCTGATATTTAGTTTCAATATCAGGTGATTCTATTATGAAAAATGAACTATCTTTATTGTTCAGTCCTATGCTCACTCGATTGGTACCTGTATTTTTCTAAGCTGAGTAAGATCAAAATTGGCGTCAACGATCGCTATACAATTCTGATCGAATAGTTTATAAACTTTATCTTCTCCTCCATCTCCGAATACTTCTGGTTTGACGGCGACCGAATCAAGAAGTTCTGTTCCGCTCTTGTCGACTGAATAAGATGAGGCAGCAGGAACAATAGGTCGTACATCTTTAAGCGTATATGTCTTTCCGTTGATATCAGTGAATATTCTTGTTCCTACTTGAAAATCGTTTACCATCAATAAACCTTTCCGTTTCTGACTTGATTATCGATTACATCAAATGCGCTGAGTGCTTCACCTCCGAGCGCCGATAAAGTACGAAATGCTTCTTCGAGTTTGTATAATGGACTCGTCTCATCAAGCGTCAATTCAATACTGATTTCTGAATACTGCGGATACCCGAGTTGATTCACCCATCCTTTTTTATGTGTTACGTCACACTTTGAGACGTACCATTCAAGCGGAGCTGAACCAATACCCCAGTAATAAAGTACCTTCGGATTCGGTGTAAATTGTCCACGAACGCCGGTAAAAATATTTCCTATTCCGATTCCCTGATTTCGTAGCTGATCAAATTGTTTCAACATGAGAACATTCCCGACCGTGTTATTTCGCTTGATTAACTGTAAAGTAAAACTGACTTTTCTATTCGAATTCCCTGCCGGCTGTATAGGAGCATAATTGAGACCAGGTATAGGAGTCTCTACGAGCACGATTCCCTTTGTGTCCGATATATCACCCGGGATGATAGGAGTTGTTATCAATTGCTGATTGTAGAGATCATACATAAACCAGGGTAACGCGAATACATATCTCGGTATGTTCAATATCCCGCTCCTATCAATTCGAGATTGAGTCTCGATCTTATCCCGTCATAAATACCATCGATAAAATTAACGCCTGCCGTTTTTGCGTTTCCTTCGGTCACATTAAGATTGATTGCTCCAAAGTTAACAGTAACAGATTTCCCGGCATTCCCTTTCGTCGCAAGAATATTATCTTCTGGGTTTAGCTTGATAACATCGCCTTTTTTCGTTATAAGCGCATCATCAATTTTGTTTGTATAATATCCGTTTTCGGAAACATATTTACCGAATCTCGGATCATTCGAAAGCTCAAAATATTCTCCGCGCTTGTTATATAATCCTATTCCTTTTTTTACATTCTCAAATCGTCTTGCCTGTTCGGTTCTTTTATCCTTTTCTTTCTGTTTTTCAACTTCCGAATTGTACCATTTCTCATATCCAGCCTCGTCACCCTTGACGACGAAACTGAGAGCTTTCATAAGCTGACTTAATGCTGTGACCGTATTCCCTACAAGCTCGCCGATTGTGGTAAAAACTGTCTTCCATCCTTCGAGTGCATCTTCACCGGTATAGAGCTTGTCAATTATTATGCTCATGGAATCTGCCATACTTTTGAATGTGTCTTCAAGATCAGGAAGATTTTTTCCGAATCCTTTTACAAAAGCATCCGCAAGCTGTACAAAGAGATTGAGAATTTTACCGACGATTTCCTCGGTCTTTGTAAAAAAATCACTTTTGGTAATCCCTTTCAGAATCCCCCCAATGAACTCTGCAATCAAAGCGAATTTGAAAGATAAAACATTCAGAAGTTCATCAAAATTCTTAATCTGTGATCCGAAAATATTATTGACGAGATTCAAGAATGCGCTTCCGATTGCTTTAGCTACTTCAAATATTTCTTTTCCAACGGTAAGAATTACCTTGAATACATTCGCTATCGTCTGCCCCCAGACTACGAATTGACCGCGATTATCACGAACCCAGTTGAGGATGCCTTGTAAAAGCGGCATCAATTCTTTTCTAAGCGGCCAGAGAAGATTTTTGAAAAAGATGTCCCCCGCTTGCTTGAATACCATGCCGACTTCTGGAATACGTGCTATTATTGCCTTGACTCCAAGAAATCCAGCTGTAACAGCTCCGATTTTCATAACCGCGTTTGTCATCCCTTGGCTTATCTTTTTGACCATATTTTCAGTGTTCTTCTCGGTATGAGCCATTGATTCATTCATTTTTTTGAATCCGTTAACAAATGGTTCCGGATTGAAACCGAATTCTATATCATCTCGTCCGTTCGGCATTCTCTTTCCTCAGTTCATCAATAATCATTTCATAATCCGTATAACTTATATCCATCAATTCTGATATCGTAATTGCTCCAAAAGTTGCTTTTGCTACTTGTAATCCTTCCAGAATGAATACGCGCCGATCAATATCGATATATCGCAAGCTTGATGCTACCCATTCCGTTCCTTCGGTCTGTACACCGTTTAGTTCGATGCCAGACCTGAAACGAAAAAATTACTCGTGTTAACCGTCGCCTCCCACACCTTACCGCACTCATAACATCGTTTCTCTACCGTCGATTGTAATCCGTACTTCTTGATCGGTTCATAAATTGATCGCATATCGGATTGATTCAGATTCTCGAAAATATAGACACCCCATTCAGCGCGGAACTTTGAATCAACATGTTCTGCATTCGCAGTAATAAGACAATTCTTATATAGAACAATCTGGAATCGTGTTCCGCCCGTTATTGATGTTTGTTTCGCCGTTAGAATGCAATCTCCGAGAGTAGGAATCCGAAGCTCGACAGAATCAATCTCCATCCTGAAAGATTCATCTTTGACGCTTTTAATTATAATAGGAGATTCAAATTGATATTGAATTGTATTTGTCGGTTGGTCTTCTACAGTAATAGCAAGATCAGAAATCCTGTCTCGCGTGTCGGAATCATCTTTCAGTTCCGCTATGATCTTCTTACCACATCGAGGGCATGTATATATACCTTCGATATAATCCTGTGGATCGACAAGAAGCATAGTCTTGATTGCCACAAGTTCCGCCGATCGATAAGGCATAGCCTTAATCAGTTCCTTGAGTTTTGCCGAATCATCAGTTATGTCATCATCGGAACTTATTGATTCTGTGCATCCGAGAATGAACTGATACATAGCGGAATAGATGTCTCCGGTGCTCGCTGTCTCTTCAACATCGGCAAGCACCTTAACTTTAGGCTTTTTGATTTCTATATCGGTGTAAATCTTGTCATTCAGGAATATCGCCTTCGGTAGTTTCACGATTTACGCCTCCGCTGCTATCTTGTTCACGTCCCATGGAACGAGCCCGACCGTTATCTGTGCATAAGTAGGTGACGCTCCATCGAACGGAGGATCAACGAGTTTATTGCATTCGGTCGATGGCAAGAGTACACGTGCGAACTCTTTACCATCTCTGTCGCATCGTATGATTGTCACATCATGAACTTCCTTATTCTCGAAATACGAACGAAAATACGTAAGCGTATTAGAATCACGAGCAACCTTGTAGACGAGTTCGAGCAAAGGTTCTTTCATGACTCCGCTTGTAATATTCCTGATCTTCGAGAATTCCGGTACTTCGATTGTTGCCTCTTCGAGTAAGAATCCTGGATATTTTACGAGCCCTGCAATCTCTACGCCGTCATAGAGCACTCGTACTTTTTCGGCCATCGTTTATGTTCGTTATCAATCGCTATTTGATAACCGCCTTTCGGCTGCTCATGGTTCCCCATGAGACCAGACTATATCATCGCTTTTCGGCGCCCCGTGCTTCCGCTCGCTTGAGCGTACTCCTTTCGGATAGTCGTTACACCTTCCGTTTATACGGCTCGGCTCGGTATTGCCCTATCTGGGTATCCACCGAATTCTCGGGGTTTAATCGGGACAATATTTCATCCCGCGTTTGCATATCGTTTCGCTCCTATCCTGCAAAACTATTTTGCAGTATTATGTATTCTCTTTCAGAGTTATAAAAACTCTTACTTCTATACCATTCAAGAAAATCATTATTTGATTTACTTGAATTACATTTAGCGCAAGCCCCAAAAAGATTGTTTATTATGTGTTGCCCGCCTTTTGAAGTTGGAAATAAATGTTCTACACTTTTTTTATTTTTACTTCCACAATAACAACAGCCTTCAAGAATATTAAATCTATCTATTAACTGTTTTCTTGTTATCCCTAAGTGTTCTTCAACGTTAGGATATTGATCAGGATGTAGAAGCATATGAAATCCAAACATTTCTTTTTTTTGTTCTGGAGTTTTTTTATCTCCGTGAACCATTAAATATTTTTTATCACTTTTATGTTTAGATTCTTTGTATTTATCAGGGTTTCTTATTCTCCATTTTCTTGTTCTTTCAAGTTGCCCCTTTTTCTTTCCTGCTTCATGAAGTAAGAAAGAGCATGATTTGCTACATGCAATTTTTCTTTGATAATGTGTCTCAAATGTTGATCCGCAGATAATACATTTTCTTTTAAAAGATTTCATATTTATTTTCATGCTCTTATTATCTCACATTCTCCTTAGAATTGAAGCAATCCGGTTGAAATCACGATCGACGATGCCGGAGGCGGTGCGCTGAAATAAATGTAATAATTTCGCTGGCCAGCCTGTATCGTTGTTGCCGTGTTCACCGTTGCGTCTGATATTACCTGAAAATGATCTTCGAACTTTGAAAATGATCCATCCGGTAATTGATATTGACCGAACGTCTCACCTGCTGGAACCGATCCAGTTGATCCTCTATCCCAGAGGGCTTGACCGAAGTTGAGAATAGCCATTTTACCAGCTTTGATTCTATCGTAACTATTCGGCTCGTTCACATCACCGCCGAGAGATTCTATACAAGAAATCTTGATATAATTTCGAAGCAGAATCGCGTTAGCATATTGATAAGCCGTAACTGTCGATGGAGTGAACAGGTTCATAATTCTGATCCCCTGCCCGATGATGTTTCTGATCACGTTGACGCCAGCCGCCGCTACGAGCGTGCGGTTATCATCGTTGACAAGCTGATCTCCTTCAACATCATTAACTCCCCGAAGTGTCACATTTGCTACAGCCGGTATTACGTGGATTCCGTTATTTGCGATATCCCATATCCATGCACCCATAACATGGCCTACCGGAGGAATTGCTCGATTAGGTGAATATACTGATGTATCGAACGGATTATCAACATACAACCAGTTTGCCACAAGTACAGCATCAACCTCGTTCGATCTCTGTACATTATTTCCGAGTGTGATAAGTTGAGCCTGGCTTTGATTTTCTGGAAGGGTATAGATACATATCGGATTGTCATCTGTTCGAGCTGCACAATAAGTTTCGATTGCATCCTGTATTGATTTTGTACTTGTTTCTGGGTTTGCTATGAATCGCATCGGTAGATTATCGAAATTGGAGAGAGCATGAGACCAGTGAGAAGCTGTAGTAGGGGCTGTTCCATCTGCTCCATTTGTCGGATAAGACGGACTTGCTACATCTGCCGGGAAATCTTTATCCGGTGTTGACGGTGTAGTAGCTGCTCGTGTAATCTGTATCCATTTAGAGTTTTTAAAAATATTCGTAATATAATATTGAGTGACAGCCGAAGAAATAGAGCAGTAGGTTTTCCCAAGATCAGGATCAACCTCTGTGAGATATCCTGTAAGATCGAGTCTCCATACTCTGAGTCTAATTCCCCTGACTGTTGCTGCATCGGTTGCCGCGAGATTCGCGCTTGCATGGAATGCACCGGAAAAACTCACCTTTTTGAGGTTTTGATCTACTGCGGTAATGACCTTGTATACCGTCGCTCCACCGCCGCCCGTAGCTACGAATTTCATCGTATCTCCGATATTGATATCAGAAACCGAATTAAGAAGAGCAAAGGTATCGTCTTTTGTTCCTGTCGTCGCCACGGTTGTGGAAAATCTATCACCATTTGTGATTGTTATTCCTGTTCTATTACCACTTACTCCATATCCTAAGACATTGAGATAAGCATCTTTAATAGTGAGTAATGGATTTGAATCTCCATTGTTTACGACTTGACTTGCTGTCACCGCATCAATCGCACTTCCTGTATATCCGACATACGAATTAACATAAAGTTTCGCACTTACACCGGACACGTTATCAAAAAATCCTTTGACCGCATCATATCCGTATGTTGTAGTGCTTATCTGTTTGCCGAAAATGGTTCTGAAATCATCGAACGTTTGCACGAGAAAAGCCTGATCATATTTCCGCTCGAATATTCCGAGAATTCCACCTATAGAGAAATCCGAGGGCGTTACCGATGAAGGCGCTTTGACCGGGAGATTCGCCCCATGTATCCCAAGTTTGCGCATATTAGTGCTCACTGTTATACTCCTTTGCTACTGACATAGCTAACGCTAAAATATTTTGCTTGTTGTTTAAAATCAGGATGATCGAGATACGAAACTGGTATCTGTTTTGATTCCGATCCCATAAACGTGAACTGCTCAGAACCGATAAAAAGTTCGAACTTTCTATTCTCAAGAAATGTTATGCTCACAACTCCGGAAGTCTGTGTCTGTACTGGTTCCTGTTTGATTTCTGTATCTGACATTTTTTCCTCCTATGTTATATTTACTGTTTGATTTATCGAAGTTGTTATAGAAATTGCAGCACGTTGCCACAATTCTTCTTTGACTTCGACGCTTGACGTATATTGAATCTTCGGAACAATATCACCGGCCTGAGTTGGAAGAACTTCTGTTGCTGGTACTGTTTCGAATAGATCGTGCTTTTTACCGTTAATCCACATGACTTCTTTCCCGATAAGATGGTGTACGGCCTCGCTCATCATTACGAGCGTTTCATTTTGTCGGGATTCACAATCGATAAGCGTATGCCATAGATGGATATGACCTTCGCGCCGATCAGTTGGAGTACTGCCTACTGTCCATGAATCTGTAATGCGTTCAAGCTTTGATCCACGAAGCACATCTTCTGGAGCAAGCCCCCATACTGTGATTGACGGTAAGATAATATCGGTCTGTTCTTTCCCGTATTCGATCGGGAATATCAGATATATTGTCGCCGTAGTGTAATTATGTAAGAGCATTATACCATCATAAAGATCGGAAAAAGTGAAGACCGTATCCGTTCGATTAGCTATCGTATGTCGTTCGCTGTTTATTCCATCCGTTATTAGGATTGCAGAATATCTATCAATCCAATTAGGAGCAGTAAGCGTAAGCGCAGTATCTCCGGTGTTTCCTGCATATCCAGATGCTACAGTTAATCCAGTTCCGTAAAGCGTTGCGAACTCTTTTCCGATACCCTCTTGAAGGCCGATAAAGAGATCAAGAGGCATCTGTTCTTTGACCATCATAATATCTGAAACAATGAGCCAATCATCAGTCAGGAATAGCGGAGTAATCGTAATCTGATTGATTGTCGATATTCCAGCCAAGCTGATAGTCACATGAGTGAATGAATCATATGTTGAGAAATAAAACTCATGAGTATCATCAAGTTTTATTTTGTATGAATAATCAGAAGCTTTATGATATGTCTGTCTCCCATTACGGAATGAGAATACGTTGAATACAAGTTCTTCGTATCCGGACGTACTGACTGAGAAAGTTTTTGTAGCTGTACGCACGATATCGAGAGCGTTGAAATAGAACATGAGTGAAGCCGTATTATTGAATCCGGCGATATAATCGTCAAACTGGTTAAGAGAAACTACGGACGGTGCTGTCATCGTCCATCCGATTGTAGCTGTACAAGTATCAATACTTTGTTTCATTTAGTCATTACCAACTCTATCCATGAAAATATTAAATTTCATTTCTCTTCGAACTTCTTACCTTCTTGACTATCTTTTAAAACATCTTCAAAATATTTTGATTGTCCTGTCTTAATCCATTTTGTTATTTCAGCTTTGAACTTTTTTGCCGGGTCTTGCTGCGCTCGTTCATTCAAGAATCGTCTATATGCCAGAAAGAAGGCCGGGCGCGGAGGAATACGAATTGCTGTACCATTTTCTTTAATGATCGTCCGTCCTTTCTCATGGACATCAAATAAGTCTTTTAATTTCATATCAGACTTATGATGTTTTGCCCACGAGGGCATAACTTTATACATTTTGCTTCGTTTGAATATTCGGAGCATATTGATATACGTCTTCTGGTCGATGTCAAGCCCAGCACCATAAAGCGGAGTTTCCGGCTGTTTGTATGCTATTTCTGATTTTGCTTTTCCCTTCCCTCGACCTTTTAAAAATGACATATTTCGTTTTGCTTTGACTGTGGAATCTTTAAGCGGAATCAAACTGAGATTGTTTTTCTTTATCCCGTCTTTCCATATTTTGATAAATCGTACAGCATACTTCATGGCGTGAGCTTCGAGGAATCCCGGCATGAGCTTCGGGAGATTCTGCAATCTTTTTTCAACTGCCCGATATTCCAAACTGTATTTAACTTCCGCCATCATTTTCATAATTTCACACATCCCAAAGTAATATATAGATATGTGTCTGCAAATTGGCTGAATTGATTCTTCGCCTTTACCTGATATCTACATCCTTCGATATCAACAGTTGTTCGAATCACTTCGATACCTTCATACGTAAGTCCCGCGTCAATCCAATCCTGTTGAGCCGTGTACAAGAGAACATCGACATTCTCCTTGATCCCCGCTTTCTCCATCTGATGTTCAGTCGGTGAAAACTCGATCGGATATGCATAGCAGACGTTCGATTGACTTATAAACATCGCGTGTAATATCCGATTCCGCCCGTAAACTGATTTTGACAAGCCTGCCCATTTCCTGACATGTCTGTTGCGCATCTGCGAGCGCATCACGTTGATCAAGATGAATACCTATTCGTGATATCGGAAGCTTAATCAATCCCATCAATTCCCCATCACATTCGTGATATATTTCTGCATCGCCGATTGAGCTTCGCGAGCAAGCTCATTTCGTATTGTGTTGTATTTCCCGCGCTTTCCGAAATGTCTGCTATACGCTTGTACCGAGATATCTCCTCCGCCGGTCTTTCCTTCGAGGTGCGTGAGGATTCGGGAACATGTCAAAGCGGATATCGCATCATCGAGATCGGAAGCTGCATAACAAGTATACGTACATTTCAGATTGAGCTGACCTCGCGGGAAATATCCGATGTAAGATTCCCAGTATAGATAAGACCGAACACGTAGAATCCCTGTCCATCGCTCAACCTCGACCATAGTTGTATTGAGCTGTGCGTTTATGATTCCCTGTAAAAGTTCAATCTTATCGATTGTCTTGATGTTTCTACGATTGAGCAATAACTCCGGCTGTCCTGTACCTGAATGAAGCTCGCTGAATTGTTGATCGACTGTCGTACTCATTTTAATTCGAGCTTCGACCCATGGGATAACAATATTATCCCTGAATCGAGTTATGAGCGCATCGCTGATTATGTCGTAATAGATAATAGTGAGCGTTACCGATCCGGTACCTGTAGCAGGAGCGTTAAGAGTGATCTGACTTGTAGAATCGACTGATAGAATATAAGCGCCGACGGGGATTCCCGAAATTGCTGAGACTTTCATGAATTGAGCAAGGCTTGTGGTATCGATTCCAGTGATAATAGGCGAGCCGGGAGCAATTGTACCGGTCTTTGTCATCGTAGACGTGGAGTCGAGTCCGTATCCTTCGAGAAAAGCTCTTATCTGATCAGTCGTCGGTATACCCATGCTCCCTCTTAATATGTGTGATAATGGATTTTGAGATTCAGCGTATTGGCCGCAGCGTTACTTGAGCTGATTGCCCCGCTGATTCTTGTGTTTGCCGCTTGTACCGGACACTGAATCGGGATAGCCCCTTCTTGTGAAGCTGACGCCGTCTTAACTACACTTACTACTGCAATTTCGACTTCTGCTCCGATTGCTCCCGAATATAGTTTGACTGTATAGTTACCATTCGCTGAGATTGTATCTACAAGGATGAAATGAATATCGAATGGAGAAGCTATAGTATTGATCGGAACTATCTCAGTTTTGCTTGCCGGATAATCTGCCCATGCTCCCGCAGCTTTCGTGAGAGTGACGGGATTGGCAAGTTCGGGATATACTTTTGCAGAACTGTGAAGATGCTCATCTATTTTCTTTGTTCGACCGAATATAGTATTGACGCTCGCTGCATCTGTATTCGCGCCTTGCCCTGTGAGCACCGACTGAATCGTTGAAAGAAGATTGCCTATCCACGTCATATTACTGGCACCTCACCGTCATTTTTGCCGTTCCTGCGTTGATCTGTACAAGCCTGATTGCCGTCACTGGGACACAAAAATCTTGTGTTGTCGATGATACTTCACCCGCTGGCCAATCGACAGTTACAGGAGAACCCGTCTTGACCGTATTGAGAACATCGGTTGTCGTTTGTACCTTGCCCGATCCTCCACCTGAAAACGAGAGTGTAACCGATAAGCCCTGTACTTCATCAGGAATAAGAAGCCAATCGCTATTACCTGGAGCGGCAAGATCGATTTCTTTTTCCCACGCTACCTTTCGGGCATCTCCGGTATTTTCTCCGCAAACGTCCATTTCTTTATAACTCATGATTTCCTCTTCAAAAGGGCGAGAACACTCGCCCTATCATTAAGCTTCTCTTGTTATCAATCCACTTTCATTATAGTTATTTGGCATAAATACCCCAGTAGGTATTTTTGCTTTAGCTTTAGCAGCACCATATCCTGTAGCTGTTGTCGTATCTGCGAATGTGTTCGATGTTACAAGTCCAGTACATCCAGTCAAATCCATAAACCGAACTACCGAACCACCTCCGAGAGCCGGAAAAGCGGGGAAATCATTATCTCTAATTATGACACCACTTACGCCCGACCCTGCTGCAAGATAAATATTACAATCAACATTCGCAGCAAGTCCACCGAAAACATTATTTTCGATTATTATATCTTGTGGTACCGATATACTTGTTCCGAGAAGAACAATATCACCGACATTTTTATAAAATCGATTATTGACAACGAATACTTGCCAGCCTCCACCAGTAGAAGACCATTGAATTGCTCCACCTGTTCTTGCATCTGTTGCCGAAGAACCTTTACAGTTTTTAAAATGGCAATTCCAAATAGTTGTTCCGAACGCGGATTTTGTTGATGAATCATCATCAAGAAGTATTCCGCCTCCTATTGATCCTGAGCCATTAATTCCAAGTCCTGCGATAAGACATCCTGGTGCTCGTATTGTAATAAGAGCAGCAGAACCTGATCCCATATTAATTTGAGGCATACCTCCTTGAGTTCTTCCCGTGTTATATCCAATAAGTGAAAGACCTGGTTTTGTTGCTGGAATAATAAGCGTTTCAGCATAGTTGATAGGATCGGTTCCGCCCGCCGCAATTACTCTCGGTTTAATTAAGATTACATCGCCTGCAACTGCTTTATTGATTGCTCCGCCAATTGTTTGGAGAGCCAAATCCCAGCTATGCCCCTCGTTTCCATCTGCTCCATTATCACCATCGACATACCATTTTTTATTTCCTGGAACAATTGAAATTGCATCAAGTGCATTCTTGATTTTCGTTCCTATTCCATAAGCTCCACCTGCTGGACACATTGCATTAATTGATAGAGCTTCAGCATTTGAAAGATAATTTGTGCTCAATTTTCCACCTCCTTAGGCGAGCCCCCGCCGAAGAATCCGGCTTTGAGCAGGGCTTCATAGACGAGCTTGTCATCAGTTGTGACAATTCCGTTGATCATCTTCACGTTTTTAGTTACCTGTTTCCCATCTTCGCCGAGCATCGGCTGCCCGTCGTCTCCTACGAGCACGAGACCAATTGATCCGTTGAGCTTGCATCCGTCCGTATATTCAGGGTGTCTCATCCGGTAGATAAGATCGCTCGGAACTGGAACGAATGGAGCAGGAGCATTCGATACGGTAACGTCTCGGAAACCTTCTTTTTCGAGCGCCGCTATAATCTCTCTCTTGTTATCCGCATCAGCTTTCACTACATAGCACTTGTCTACGAGTTTAAGCTGATAAGAGTTGCGCCGTCCTTCGAAGTTGTGAACTATCGAGATATTTGCTTCTCCGAGTGGAGCAAACGGACATTCAAAAATCCTGTCGATCGGCTTCTTGACTTCAGGTTTAATCGGTTCAGGTTCAATAGATGGAGACGGATTGGTTACCGTCTCCTCTGTCGTTTCTGTTTGTTGATCGAGTTCTGATTGCGTTAAGATTGCGCTTTCGTTATCGCTCATTAAGCTACTCTCAATCCCCTGATCATTCCGCAGGTCGGCTCGAATGTTCCGACGAGTGTCGCATAGGCTTTGATGAGGAAATCATCGGTATCGTCGGTCTTTGCAAGTGGTATAATTGTTGCGAGTCCGTCGAGTCTGTTACCGTCTTCGTTCGTGTATGCGACTTTACCGAGCCCCTGATATGGGTCGAGATCCCAAAGGAAAATAGTTTCGGGAGGAACTGAGGCCGTATAGTTGAGCGGTACATCCGCAGCCTGTGCTGCTGTAGTGCTGAGTACATCGCGAGTTGTCGGGTTGACGCCTGTCCATACAACTGTGAACGGAACGCCTGGGACTGCTCCGAGTGTAATCGTGCCGTTACCGTCATAAGTAAACGCCGATACGATCCTCTTGAGTGTCTCGGTTCCGGTTGTCTCCGATTCGTATATCTTGTAGAAGAGCGCATTCGGATATGTATTGAATGTAAGCGTCTGCGTATCGCTTGTAGCTGTCGTATCGCTTGTTTCTGCGCTTGCGATCTGCTCCCCATCCCATGTGACTGGAGCCACCTGGAAATACCGAATATGATCGGGGATTGTTCCGCCGCCGCCTGCGTGTGTTGCAACTACTGCGCCCATCTGGCCCTGTGGCCGTGTCTGCGAGGATTCGAGAATCGGAATGTGCCGATATGTCTGGATTCTCCATCCGCCGTCAATCTCGACTGCATCGATCCCGCGTGAAGCGTCTCTGTTGTCCCTGACTGAGGTGTACATCTGATTGAACTTCGTGAGGATTTCGGGCGACATGATGAATGCCCTGCGGTGTGCCTGTGCTTTCCTTCTGTTCGATGCATCGATGAGAGCGTCGAGATAGGAGAAGTTTGTCGGAACTACGCCGCCTACCGAAAGGTTTGTCCTGTTTGTCGAGATGTAGGTGTCGAGTCCGTTGAATGCGTACTGATCAGCTCCGTTTGATCCGTAGAGCAGATAGGTTGCAAAATCGAATCCGAAGCTCTGAAGGTGATTTTCGATTTCAACTTCAACTGCATCGTAATTCTTTTTCGCTGCTGCTCTGAGGTATCCTGTCACGGAACCTTTGCGCTTCATGACACGGAGAGTCGCGGTCTGTCTTACCATAGCGGACTGACGAGTAGGTGTCGTGCTTCCTTCACCCATCGCTGATCCTGCGACTGGCAGAGCCGTAATAGCGTTGAAGCTGTGCACGGTCTGCGGATCGTACTTGTATTCCGGAAGGGCGAGCTCTGGAACGAGCCTTATAAGCTGGTTCGTGATCACCGTTTCCAGATTTTCTGCGACTAACGGGCCGCCACTTATGGCTCCCGTTGTCAAGGCTTTTTGAAGGATTCTTTTTCCTTCGGGTGAGCCGAATAACCTTATATATTCTTCAGTTCTCATTTATGTTACTCCTTTATTCCTGATTCGCTGCGTAGTTCTTGCGAGCTATTTCAACCCGCGGATCGGGCCCGTGGATATAATCCGCGATAGCTGCGAGGTCTTTCCTCACATCGCCGCGTTTGCTAAACGGAGTCGAAACAGGATGATTGAACGGCTGGTTTGTCGTTGTTTGCTGTTGCTGAAGTTGTGGCATCGACTTGAAAACTTCGACAAGAATGTCTTTCACGACATCCGCCGTATTCTGCTGAATCGGTCTCCCTTTGGGAGCCGTATTATCGTTCGTGGCAGGGATGCTCTTCTCAACTACATCCTTAGTCACTCCAAGAGCTTCGAAAAGATGCGTGTTGAGCGTTTCTTGGTTCTGCTGGGCTTTCACCACGATTCCAAGTGTTTGGTTGAGCTTCTGCAATTCTGCGAGCACTGGATCAGCACCTCTGTTGACGGATGTTATTGATTTTCTTACTGGCTGCTTGTCCATGACAAGTCGGGTGAGCTGAGAGATCGCTTTCTTGATGTCTCTCATACTCTCAGTGTTAACATCGGTTCTCTGGGTGTCGTCCATGTCAAGTCTCTGCTCTGCTCCAGCTTCATTTGTGTCGCCCTTGCCTGCGCCTGCGCCTTTCTTTTTGGCGTCGGCGTCGGTCATATGCTCTTCGTCTCCAAGAGAGACTTTCGGATAAGATGCGACATCTTTTTCGACCTCGTCACCTTCGGGCTCTTCGTCGAGTGCGTCACCTACTCCGGGCGAAGCAGACGAACCCTGCATGGCGAGAAGCTGCTGGAATAGAGAGATGATGTTCTCGATGATTGGTTTTTCAGACGGGTCGAGTGCCCCTGCGTTTGGTTCTGGCATATTTAATCTCCTTTGATTGTGTTCGGGTCTTGATGACAGTCATCAGCCCGTTAAGTCGTTCTTCGATGTCCTTGAAAACTTTCAGGCGTTTTGCTTTCATTACGTCTTCCTGATAATCGTTTTCAAAGTTTCTCTGTCCGGCTTCTTCACGCTCAAAGGCAGATTTGTTTTCATTTATCAATCCGATCATCACCTGTTTATATTCATCGAACAGGATATTGAGTCGGTCATTCATTTGTGTGCCCATGTTGAGGATATACTCTATCGACTCCTCAAGCATTTCATCGATCTTGCATTTCTTCGTGTAATAGCTCGACTGGGCTTGCTCTTTCTCAAGTTTCGCCTGGAAATTATTTCGCATCTTCCCGGCTATTCTTCCGCGGCTCTCGTTAGGTAATTCGTCGATGTCAAGAGCCTTGTAAATTGCTATGATGTTACTATCGGTATAAGCAGGCCGAGGCGTCACGATAACGCCGAGTAAATCCACAGCGTCGATCACGCGCTCTCCACCGGTCTGCTCATTCATCGAGATAATGCCGCCTTCGGGGATCAGCCCTTCGATGGAAAATCCCTTTCTGATTGGTGTCTCATACGGAGGGAGCCCGCATACTTGTTTCCAAAGCTTATCGGCTTTTTCCAAAGTCTGTGACCCTGCTTCGAAACCATCCATACTGTCGTATAGCCGACATTCGATAACCCATTCTCCAGCTATCGTTACTTCGGCCTCGACGAGACGCCCCAGATCGTCGGTGTAATCGACTCCATGCTGTCCCTCGTACATCAGGATTTCTCCTGATCGTGACTGAGCCAACATGCCATCAATACATCTTTTCGTCATTCTCTCGTTAGTTGCATCATATTTGATACCAGACGCGATGCCTTTCAAGTATCGGCGCACCTGGCCTTTATCGTCCGCTTTCTCTACATGAGTCGTGAGATCGAAATGGATAGGAATCCTTTTCCCTACTTTGGCAACGTTCATTTTGTTCCCTTCGTATATGAAACTATCCAGTCGCAAGAACAGCCGATCACCTGTTCAGCCGGCGCTTTCGGATCATGCGGTCTGCTCATCCGATCGAACTTCCCCGGTTCTCTGTCGCGCTCTACTTCGAATACTGAATCGAATGGTACTGATTGACCGTTCAGCTCCATGTGTGACCGCCGCGGCTTCTTCGACAACGATCGGTTGTGTATCCATGTCTTGACCGCGAGCAAGTCCGGATTCTTCTGTTGAAATCGATTGTGATACTGTTCTTTGACGGCGTTGATCGTGCTCCGCGTCTCGGTTACTGCGATATTCCGCACATTTCCGGGTACACCTGTCTTTAGATCACGTTTCACGCTTGATTCGAATGTTTCTTTGATGCGCGATTGAAAATCTTTGATGAGAGTTCTACTGATGCGCCCTTCTTTCGTCTCAAGCGGATGCTTCGCCATTACGTCGCGCAAATCGCGCTGAAGCTTATCTCGCATCGTCTCCATAATAATATCACCCGATTGCGCTGCCTTGATCATGTGTACTGATCGCTTCGGCAACACATTTGCCATATCAGGCAAGTTCACTTGTTTGCCCTTAGTCTGTTTCTGGAAATGATCATTTGTCAAACGGCCTACAGCGTTCCCGATCTTCTCATTATTGTGTGCAAGAATCATTCTGATCACGTCACGGTATTTCCCGCCTGTGAGAGCATCGGAGCCGTATTTCTTTTCAAGCCGTTTGAAAAATGAGCTTGCCATTATTTCCTCGTTATTGCCTTGCAAACCATAGAACATAAATCAGTGAGTGATTTAAACATTACATGCCGAGTCTCGCTCTTCTTTGCTTCGTTGTAGATGCCTTCGCATTTCCCAACTGCGGCTTCTTGATCAGTTCCTTTATCCATTTCTTCTTTAACACATCTTGATACAAAAGTATTTCGATCCTCTCCACTTTTTACTGAACACTTAGGCATATCTCCCTCCCTTAATAATATTTTCTATTTTCCATAGAGGTTGCAGATTGGAATAATGGAAACATTCATTCTGTTGTTTAGGATCACTTAAATCAAAAGAACAGCAAGGTTTAATATGGTCTATAACCCATCCGTCTTGTCCATAATTATTCCAAGTCATACCAAATTGAAATTTAGCTTCAAGATATCCTTTCAAAAAATCGATACTACATCCTAATAATTCAATTGTATTTGATGATTTAGCATTTCTTTTTAAAGCATCATATATTCTTGATCTTAGATATGATTTTAATTTGAAATTGATATCGTTTTTTCTTTTTTCTCGTTTATAATTATTAATTCTTTCTTTATGCTTTTCTTTATATTTATGATAACATTCTCTTACTTTTGCTTTTGCTTTTTCAGTTCTTATTCGATTATAATTATATAATCTTATTCTTTCTTTCGTTATTGGATTTTCTAATCTTTTATGTTCCATATCTAATAAACATTTTTTACATTCATTTCTATATTTATTTTGATCTTTTCTAAAATAGAATTGATCGAGACTTTTTTCTTTTCCACAAATCTTACAAACTTTATTCATTTATCTGTTTTTCTCCGCTTCGCGGTGTACATTTCGGCATATGACTACTACTCCTTATTATTTTCTACCCACCAACCTTCTAAGTCAGGTATTTGGGGTTCATAATTATCATAATCTTCTTTACTTATTTCTATAGGAGCATATTTTCCTCCTGGAACAAATAAAAATTCATCATCCGCGCCTAAATCGTGAGTTATAACATATCCTATGTAAAAATGTTTTTTATTTTCTTCGCCTTGAGCAGCAAAGGATTGTGTTTTTTTAAATCCTTTCAATTGAGCTAAACTTGTACCAGCTTCTTTTTTATTTTCTCTTTTATTCCATGACCGACCTTGAGCTTCTCCATATCGCCAGCCTACCGATAAAAATGGTTTTGGCCTCTTTTTTGCTCCTGCCATTAAATAAGCATGTGACAAAGAATCAGGGTCAATATCTCCTAATTCCTCCCATATTTTAGGATTCGAATTTGTTTCTAATCCCTTTTTATATAGATTATTTGCTTTTTCTTCATCTATTAATGATACTTGATATTTATCAATTATTTCTTTATTATTCTCTTTCTTACCTTTTATTTCTTCAGTTACTCTCTCCCACACTCCCGGCGCAGTCTTTTTGTACTTCCCATCCTTGCGTTCACTCACGGTTCCGACGGGTTTACCTGCTTTGAAAACTAATAAACTTGTGAATATTGTCAAAGCTTTCATGATCACAACTCGGCTCATCTCAACAAACCCTCAATAAACTCTTCCAGATCCCGCCCTTCATGCGCTTCAATCAGTTCGAGCAAATCGTCTTGTAACACGCGGAAGAACGCGATCAGGTCAAGTTCCATCGGTACAGCAAGAGCCTCGGCGTCGGATTGCGTGATGCGCTTGTCCTTGATCTCAATCAACATATTCCCTCTGCGTTGTCTCAAGCACGTTCGCTACATCATGCCCCTGATCGTAGTTATCGCCTCGGCTCATCATGAAGCGTTCAAGCAGCTCGTGAGAGATCGTATCATTCCATTCGGCTTCGTCGAGCGTGTTATCAATCCATATCTCATCATCCGGTATGAATACGTATTTCTCCCCGTTCCCGCCCTCGGTGAAATCAACGTACAGATTGTCCCGTATATATTTCCCGTCGACAAGCCAGACGATTACATCGGGAAGCGTCTTTAAGATACGAACATAAGGCAGCTTCGGTGTTTTTCCGAGCGCCTTGTAAACGTACCGAGTGAGAGCGCACAGGCTATGAAGGAATACGTCTTTTCTCACCCGGCGTTCCTCATGTTAAACGGGTTCATCTGCGAGCCGTCCGGCTGCTGCCCCTGCGGTTGCGTCTGTTGCAAGCTGTCATTCCCTTGCTCGATGATCGGCTCTGCACCGCGGGCTATACGAATCTCGTTCTTCGTCCATGACGTTGATTGTGCCCGCTTCGCGTCGAGCTCTACCTGCTCATTCTCTGTCAAACCCTTCTTGAACTGGTAGATTGCGTATGTCCCGAATCGGTAGGGGAGAATGTCCTTGTTGTAGAACGTCTCGTAGTCTTTCTTGAGTGGAGTCGTGCCCTTACCCTCATCAATCTCTTGCTGGCTCTCCGAAGTCTCACGTCCATTCGTAAACTCGCCGCCTGCGAGGTTGATTTCCATATTGCTCAGATTGAACACAAGCGCGATATCGCGGAGGAGTTTATCTTGTCGAAGTGCCATAGTCGGGAAAGTATCGGCTTTCGAGATATCGGCAATCACCGGCTGACCTACGCCTGAGAGTGAGGCGATAGCGCCCTTGCGAAGTACGTTCAGTTTCTCTTCGATTCGCTGTTGCTCCCCTGCATCCATAGGCACGTTAAGATCACCGTCGCCGTCCCATCCTGCGAAAGGCGAATGAGTATCGCCGAATATTATCAGCTTTTCGGGCTCTTTGTTTCCGTCCGCGCGTTCTGCGGCATATTGAGCAAAAAGAAGCTGCTCGGCAATCTTGTTCACAAGCGCATCAAGTGGCACGTATCCATACGACCGAGCAGCACTTGGGAGATAGGAAGAGAAAGAAATCTCATCAGAAAAGTAGATAGAAGGTTCATAATTGATTACAATCTGGGCATAGGCGAGATAGCCACCGACATAGATCGATCGCATCGGATATACTGTGCCGCCCGGAAGGTTGTAGTAGTTCTCGATGCGGCGATTATCGGGCGACCATTCTTTGTATACGGGTCTAGCACCGTGCAGAAGGAGGTTTTCGAAATACTTCTTTGTAAACGATTCATAAGTATCTTCTTGATTCGGTTGATTGATCCAGTCGATAATTTCCTGCATGGATTGCTGTTGCCGCAAGTCGGTGCGCTTCTTGAATCGTAAGAATGCAGAATCGAAATTGCTCATGTCGTCTTTCAGATCGAACAGCTCTTCCTTGATTTTGTTCTTTGCCTGTAAGCGAATCATTAGGTGTTCAAGATTATTCGGATCATCGTACTCATCGAAAAGCTGTTTGAGATGCTTGATCTTGATCTCGATCTTGTCTTGGATTTGTTTCTTCGGTATGACTGTCCATTCCATCGAGGACATGCGCTGCATACGGGAGCCAATAACAGCCTGAACATAGTCGCAAGCGGCCATTATTCCTATTCTTTCCTCAGGGGCGAGGTTGAACATGGGGTTTTGTACTGTACCGTGGATTCGCTTGCCGTCTTTGGCGTGCCCGGTAATAGCGCGTAACTCGGAGAGCGTCCAGACGTTGAGACCGCGTTTAGTCTTATCAACAGGCTGCCGGAATGGACTTGCTTCCTCAACACTACTCTGAGCAATTACAAAGCGTGCCAATAGAGAACCTCCCAGTTACTCAGCTAAAAGTACGACTCCTTGCATTACTTGTCAAGCATTATTTTATTATTATGCTCACTTTCTTGCTCCCACAATCACAAGCAGCTTTCGTGCTATAAGCGCGTATCCTATACAGTGATGATAGTGATCAGCCTTGCTTCCTTCGACCCAGTTATAATCCCCTTCACCCTTACGCGCTTTCTCATCAAACACGCGGGTTGAAGCGCACATCTGTGCGTAAAAGCCTTCGATTGATCGTGCATTCGATGGTAGCTCAATCAACTTCATCAAGATTGCCTCTTTTACGTTGTCAAGCGCAACGGTACGATTTCGTGTCACGCGCTTGCGATCGGCATCGACCGTAGGCTTGGCTACGCCCGTTATGTAATCGCAACGGAACATGCCCGGGACACGAGCGCATATTGCAGCGCTGATTCTACGTTCCGGGCCCGCGTCGATCACCCCACAGCGCACGTTGTAAGATTTGAGAAGTTGCTTCAATCCCTTGTAATCGCGAATTGTGTTGATGTAGACTGCCCGGAGCTTATCGTCGATGATCTGCAAAATCACGACGTTGAAAAATGGGTAATTGACATCGATTCCGGCCACGCTTGCGCCTTCGGTCAATCCCTCTGGCATAGTGTACGGCTGGATACATGCATCAAGCATAAGCTCGGAAATCTTCGCGCCTTTCGCGGTGAAAGCAAGGCCGAGGTCAAAGTTGTAGAAATCTTGAAGTTTGCTATCGTTCTTAAGCCCATCTCCGAATCGCCCTACGAGCTCGGTGATTTTATCGGTCGAGGCATAGAGCTTGCTTATCTGGTAGCCTGTGTTTGTCCTATCGAGATAAGACGCAATCCATCGCCCTTCAGAGTATCGATCGACTGCCCTTCCGCACTTATCGCAAATAAGGCGTATGTCTTTATCGCTTGCCTTGTCGTATTCTTTGTCACGAATTGCGTATCTGCCATTTCCTACATCTCGTACTACATGAGCAAAGAAATCAGGCTGAAACTCATGCCCGCAATCACATTTGATATGCCATTTAAATTGATTCGACTTAGAATACTCTTCGTCAATCCCATATGCTTCGATAGTAGGGTTGCTTATCTTTTTGATCATCTTGTGCTTGCTTGCGCTAAGTCGAGAAAGCCCTTTGTTGACGTTCTCGATTACTGTACGGTCAAGTTCGTCCACGATTAATGTATCGGCGGGAAACTCGATGAAGCTTGCAGGGGTGAACGCGCTGACAAAGATCACCGTCCCCTTACCGAGTTTGAACATACTGAGAGAGCTCGTCTTGTTTGCGTTCTCGCTCACCATCTCTTTGTGGAGCTGTTGATAGTATCGGGTATAGATGTAGCTCTGGTTGAATCGGTTATTAACGAATCGATAGACGAGCTTGTCATTAGGGAAGGCGTAGAACACAGAGCGGCCTTGAATCAGCTCGGCATACGTGAAGCAATTAAGATACTCGGTCAAGCCGACCTGTGAACATTTGATCACGATCATGTAGGGAGAATCGTCAAGAAATATTTGTCGGAGGAAGGGAAAGTGTACGAAGTCGATAACTTCGTCTTTGTTCGTGCGGTGATGATTCCATGCAAGCCAAGTCACAAGCGACTGCTGCCGCATGACTGCGTTCAATTCATCGAAGGTCACTTACGGTTTAGTACCTTTTCAATCTCGCATTCGGGACAAAGCTTTATCAATATCCATTTAACTGATTTATTAGTGAAATGTGGCTTCACCGTATTTAATATCTTAATTATTTTTTTATCGAATGATTCAATTTTATTCTTACGCAATCTTTAACCCTGGGAACATCGCCTGCATGTTCTCTTTAACCTTCGCCTTCTGCTCTTCGGTGATCGGTACATCGGCGTTCAGATTCATGTTGACTATTTCTTGCCGATTCGTCCACTCTTTGCGCCTGCGGTTCATCAAGTAAAACTCACATGCTCTTGTCTGCGGCGGATAATATTCTTTAACGATTACGACTTCACCATTCTTGTCGAGTCGTTCAACTTCTTTATCGTATCCAATAGCAAGATTGTAAAGTGATTTTTCAACAGCATCGTTGCACGCTTCTTTACCCGTCTGAATGGACTCCGAAAATGTAGGATGTTTCTTTTTCCAAAGATTCAACGTTGATTCCGATATTCCCATTTTCTCGGCAATCTCTCTATCGGTAAGATGCATGGAAGCGAAGCTATAAGCTATTTTGTCCATCTTGTTAGTATAATCTGTCAATCTACCACTACCCATGATTCTATGATATTACTTCTTAGCCTTCTCGTCAATATTTGTTTTTGCCGTTTCTTCTTTCGTAGCTTTCTCGAATTGAGTGTATATCTTCCGGAGCATACGGTTGAAACTCCATCGAGCAAAGCGATGCTTACAGAGAATGTAATCCGATACGATATTACGCACTTGTAAGTCCATGATTGCATTACGGTAGGATTCGAGTTGAGCAGGTGCTTCTCGTGCTGTGAGATTGAGTTTTTTAAGTAGTTCCTCTCGCTTTTTGAATGCGCTATCGGCTTGAATGAAGTCGAGCATTTCTTTTAGGTAATTGCAGCGGGTATAGATGCGAGAGAGGAGCAAGATGAGTACTCGGTTCATTCGACTGCCTCCCAATCCAGAGCGAGAATGTCAGTCTGTGATGCGAACCATGGAACAAATAAATCTTGAACGTCTTTCATTTCGATATAATCTCTTTCATGCGATAATTGAGATTTATGGATATGAATCCACATTCCTTTTCCATTCCATCCTGAACGAGCTATCTTTCTTCCCTTCTTTAGATTATCCAAAGCTGCTGAAAAATCCATATTTACCTCCTGTACCATACGAATAATCGATTGTTGATAATCTTAAACTTTCGAATAATTCCGGCATGACATTTTCTAAGTGATGAACAATTCTTAAAACACCATGAAGGAGTATCCGATATTCTAAAATTATCGATTTGCGAAAGATCGCAACTTTGTTCGATCATATAATTTCCTAAATATATTTTATCATGCATTCCGTTTTCTATTATTTTTTTGTACATATAAGATATGAATATTTCTCTATCTTCTATGGTAATTTCATATGGGAAAAAACTACGAATCCACTTAAATAATCTCATTCTTTTACCTCCTAAATTAAAGAGCCCGAGTACATCTGCGACGAAGTACGATCGGGCTCTTTTTATCGCCTCTTTTTGTCGCAGATGATTCACTTTACCATATTGTGGGGAAGATGTCAAGCGGAAGTGGAATGTCATCCATGACTGGGATGTCATGGCTGTCTATGGTTTTTGAAAAGTAGGTCACACGAGAGATAAATAATCTAGAAGTTTTGTAAACTCATGACATCCCAGTGCACGCCACTATAGAGATATTAGAGATTTGACGAGTTTCATCTATTATAGGGTGATTTTGAAAAGATTATTTTTTATGATTGACATTTATTTTAGATAGGTATAATATGCACTTTGTTGACTCACACCAACGGTGAAGCGTATTTGTCGGGAGGGGGCGAGAGCCCGTGTGAGCCTCCCGGCTGATACGCTTTTTTTATTGAAAGGAATGATAGATGAAAAGACTTGAATCATACATGATGTATAATTTTATTAGTCAATTTATAAAAGATAATTATATTTTGAAGAATAATACTATAATTTCTCTTGAAGAGATTTATATTAGATGGCTTTCATATTGCAAAAGTAAGAATATAAAAGTCTGTTCATCAAAACATAATGAATATTATAAATTGTCAAAAATGCTTGAATATATCGGTATTGAAAAGGTATGCAATTCTCCTATTATATTAAGAGGCTTAATTTCAAAGAAAGTAGCTTAATATGAGATCGTGGGTAGCTTCTCATTTTAAGGTTGCTTCACAATCGGGAGTTAATTGGTCGGTTTTTTGTCCTCTACACACAGACAATAATCCATCAGCTTCAGTTCATATCGAGAAGGGACTTTTCAATTGTCATAAATGCGGAGGTATGACGCTTGCAAAATTAGCGGATCAATTATTCTGGGATGCTCCTCCATCGCAATATAAACATAGTGACAGCAAGTTAACTATGCAGGAAGTAGCACGGTATGATTACACGGATGAATCGGGACATGTGCTATATCAGCAAATAAGATATTTGATGTCAAATGGTGAAAAGAGTTTTCGCGGGTATAATCCAACAACGAAAGAATGGAAGCTTGAAGGTATTCGTCGTGTTCCATATCGTCTTCCAGAGCTATTGAAGGGGATAGAGCAGAAAAAACATATATTTATTGCTGAGGGTGAGAAGGACGTTGATACTCTTGTAGACTGGGGATTTGTTGCAACTACCAATTCGAATGGAGCTCGATCTACAAAGCAGTGGAATGAGTTCGCACATTTCTTTTATGAGGGGATTCAAGTTTTTATTTGCCCCGATGCTGATATCGACGGCAAGCAATATGCGGAAATAATTAAGGCTATTTTAGAAAAAAGACGATGCAAGGTAAAAATACTTGATTTCGGATATTCTATAACTGATAAACATGGAAAGGATGTAACAGACTGGAAAGCGGAAGGGAATACGCTTGATGATTTTATCAATCTGATAGGTGATTCGGCTACGGTGGAAGAGAAATCGATTGAACAGCCGCCCGTTGAAAGTGACTGGGGGCATGCTTGTACGCTTGCACCTTATTTCATGGGACGGTTTCGGTATGCCTTACATCGGAAATGCTGGATGGAATATACGGGCAAATTGTGGGAACCTATTAACGATGAGAAGCTTAATTGTATTGCTGCTGAGTTTTTACTGAAGCATTATTTCGAACGTGTTCAAGTTTCTATGCAAGATTATGACAAAGAAGCGTTGAGCAGAGCTATGAAAGCATGGAGAGAATCACAGAAGTATTATAAGATTCAAGGCGCTGTCAATTTCTTGAAAGGCTGGAAAGGCCTATTGACACAATATTTTGAATGGGATCAATATCCGTGGCTATTGAATGTAAATAACGGCTTAATCGATTTACATGATATGACACTAATCGATCATGATCCCGATAAACTGATCACGCAGATCGCGCCAGTGGATTACGATCCTACGGCTACGGGCGTTTTGTGGCAGTCACATCTTGAAAAGTTCTTGCCTGATGCGGATACAAGAAGGGAAGTACAGCGCAATCTCGGTCTTTCGATTTGCGGAGCGCAAAACTCTGAAATATTCCCTATTTGGTACGGAACGGGAGCAAATGGGAAGAGCACGACGATCAAAGTCATTCAACAAGTACTCGGGAATTACGCTATTAAGGCGGCATCTGATATTTTAATTGCTTCGAAGTTCGATAAGCATCCGGCAGAAATAGCCGATCTATGCGGAGCTCGATTGATTTTCTCGGTAGAAACTGATGATCAGAAAAGACTCGCTGAAGCTAAGGTTAAGGAATTGACAGGAGGCGATACCATGAAAGCCCGGAAGATGTACGGCGACTTTTTCCAATTTGAAAAGACATGGACTATTTTTCTATTGACAAATCATAAGCCAATTATCCATGGTACCGATCATGCCATATGGAGACGTATCCGACTGATTCCGTGGAATGTCAAAATAGAAGATAAAGAGAAGCTTCCACAGGACGAAGTGATTAAGTTGCTTGGAGATGAGAAACCGGCGATCTTGAATTGGTTATTGAACGGGCTCAAAGATTCGATCGACGATACAAACTGGCAAGCTGAACAGGTAAGAGTTGCAACAGAGGACTATAAACATGATCAAGATTGTTTATCGGGATTTATAGACTCAGAGTGTGATATCGATTCGAATTATAGAGTTGATACCGGAGAGCTTTATCAAGCATATGCTAATTATTGTAAAAGCATGAATGATGAACCATACAAAATGAGAACATTCACGAAAATGATGAAAGAACGTGAATATATAATTGTCCGCGGAACGGGGAATAAAAGTAATTTTGTGGGCTTGCGAATAAAAGGAAGTGAGCTTGATTTTTAGCTTGACAAATGATACGCCATACTATATTGTATATGTTGTTGGCAATAGCCATGCTGACAAAACCAGGTAGAAGTTTAAAGAGCCTTTGCCGCTCGATGGGAATCGGAACTACTTGGCCGAGTAGGTGGCCCCTACACCCTGAGAGCAGCGAAGGCTTTTTATTTTAAGAAGGAAAGAATGAAGATTTATAAACTAGAAGATGGTGAATATTCTGATTATCGTGTAATAGGAATATTCACAACGAAAGAAAATGCGAAGAAAGTTCAAAAGATTGTCGGTGGTGAAATTGTTGAAGACAAAACTGATCCCGATATCTATCAAATAAATAAGGGGCTATTTCGTTATAGAGTTGCCATGTTGAGAGATGGAACAACAAAATCAATAGAGCTTAATGATTTACAACGTGAAGTTGGTTCTCCTGAGAAAATAAGTATTATTCGTCGATCTAAATATTGGCCACCCGGAATGCCTGATGATATATTAATGCCTGCTGATATATTAAATGCTATCATATGGGCAAAAGATGAACAGCACGCAATCAAAATAGTAAACGAAAAGCGAATCCAACTTATCGCAAATAACGAATGGCTATAATAGGAGGTAATAGTGAAAATAATTTGTGTCGAATGTGGTCTTGAGTTTGAGATACAGGCGTGGTTACTGCAAAGCATATGTCCGCGATGCCAGCGTATCCAGCCGATTGACCCTGATCCGATAGTCGATCTTGCAGACAAGGATGACGGACAAACATTATTGTTTGAGGACGATGAAGAATGAGACGCACTCCACGTAAAGATTGTCTCAATTATGCTTCCGTCGCTCTTTCTCGTTTTACAAAAGAATGGCTTGATAATACAAGCAAGGCTACGGGCAAAAGTAGAGCATGGATAATCGAAGATGCGCTGCTTGATAGTCTACCGGAAGAGTATATGCCTGCCGTTGGCAATAGCATATAAAAATAGTAGCGCCGCTCCGTATGGAGGGTGATCTTTGAAACATAGAAAAGGATAATTGTCGAGTAAAGAAAAGATGTAGACGAGACCGAAAGCCCCCGTAGGTGGTTCTCCGGGGGCGCAAGCGAGCGTGGTGGAATGGCATACACGTTATCCCTAGACGGGACGCAAACGCATGAGGGTTCGACTCCCTCCGCTCGCATAGGAAGTGAGGGAAGAATTAATAGAATCGAGCTTTTCAATGATCATTTTCAAAACTTTAAAAAATATGGTATCCCTAAAGCCCAACTCGTATTAACCGATATCCCTTATAATGTGGGGGTCAATGCTTACGGCTCGAATCCGATGTGGTATATAGATGGCGATAACAAAAATGGCGAAAGTAAACTTGCCGGGAAGACATTCTTTGATACTGATGAAAGATTTAAGATTCCTGAATTCCTCGCATTTTGTACAAGGATGTTAAAGCCGGAACCAAAGGAACGCGGCGAGGCCTCCTGTATGGTGGTGTTTTGTGCATTCGATCAGCAATGGATATTAATCGAAGAGGCGAAGCGGCATGGTCTTAACAACTATATCAATCTTGTATTTCGAAAAGATTATTCGGCGCAAGTACTCAAGGCCAATATGCGTATAGTAGGGAATTGCGAATACGCTCTTGTTCTTTATCGAGAAAAACTTCCTAAATTTAGAAATAATGGTCGGATGGTTTTTAACTGCTTGGATATGCCAAGAGATAATAAAACGCCGAAAGTGCATCCAACTCAAAAAAGCTTGCCATTAATAGAATTGTTAATCAGAATATTCACCGATGAAAATGACGTTGTTATTGATCCATGCGCCGGGAGTGGGGTCACACTTCTTGCGGCGGCTAATCTTAATCGATTAGGATATGGATTTGAGATTAAAAAAAACTATTTCAAGGATGCTAACGGAAAAATATTATCTTGCGTTAATAAATATCTCTTTATCGATGAAAATAAAGAAGATATTGAAATAATCCAAGGAGAATTGATATGACCATACATATGCCGAATTACGATTTACGCGATACGCCAAGGTTCCGAGATGCGTGGATAATCCGATACATTACCGGGCTTTATGGTTCGCGGTGCGATGAGTATTGTAAAATGAACCATGTGCGATTCAGAGCCGATAATGACCGGTTCAACGAAGAGGAAAAAGTCGATTTATTCCATAAAAAATATTGTTGACAATCTGTAGGCCGTATGCTATAGTTTAAGGCGTTACGACTGGAAGCGTGACGTATAGCCGATTGAATCGGTACGCTTTCCCTTCCGGGAGACTTCCAGGGCGTACCGATCGAGTCGGCTTTTTTGTTGGAGGTGATTATGAACGAGGGGCGATTGATATACGAGGTTGAACTACGCGAAGCAAATCTGTTTGTAAAGCAGCATCATAGACATCATAAGCCGGTTCAAGGGCATAAATGGAGTCTCGGCCTTTACGAGAATCAAAAACTTGTTGGAGTGGCAATTTGTGGTCGGCCAGTCGCAAGGAATCTTGATGATGGAAAAACTATCGAAGTGACGCGACTCTGTACTGATGGTACTCGCAATGCATGTTCTCAGCTTTATGCAGCAAGTGCAAAGAGAGCGAAAAAAGTTGGATACAAAAAAATCATCACCTATATTTTAGAGAGCGAAACAGGAGCAAGCTTGAAAGCAAGCGGATGGGCTTTTGCCGGTATTTGTGGTGGTGGCTCATGG